TCTCTTAATATCCGTTTCTTATGCTCCCAAAAGGAAAATATAAGCGCAGCAGAATAACCAGAAGCAGGAAGGCCATGCTCTTTGCATGCCATCCGTTTTGCCCGTGCATCCACTTTCCTGCGGATTGCCCGGTATTCTGCTAATCGTTTTGGAGATACTTCGCCTTTGGGTGTCATAGTAATCAATTTAATATCAAATGTGGAGTATAGCGGACTCGAACCGCTCACCTCGACACTGCCAGTGTCGCGCTCTAGCCAGATGAGCTAATACCCCAATAAAAAGGTGCGGACTGTCGCCGTTCACGACGAGGCCATGTTTTGGGAACCGCCTATCAAGGTACGACAAACAGCCCACACCAGAGGTGCGAGTAGTCTGCATCGCGTACCTTGGCCTTCAGGGTTCCCGTTCCGTCGTGACCGGTTAGCAAACTGCATCATAATTTCTATGTCAATGTTCTTTTGTAAGAATGCATTCTCACAAAAAAGCGTGCAAAATTACGAAAAAAATTCCACATATGCAAGAAAAACAGCAACTTTTCGCGCTTTTAGACGCAATTTGTGCGGTAATTCCTACTTTTTTGAAGAAAAAGTAACCTCACACCCCCTTAATTCGCGTCAATCACCATGCTCATCTACCTTGGCTTCAAAGTATTGAAGCCGCCGCTTCAGCTGCTCGATGGTTTGACACTTGAGGCGATCGGATGCCTCCAACTTCCGAATCCGTTTCGCTAACCGGCGCTTGTGCCGGGCAAGGGTTTTCGGACTGAGGTAGGCCTTACTTTTCTTCGAGCCTGCCCGATTTTTTTTGTAACTTCATGCTTTGATGCATTCCGATTTGGTTTAGCGGTTCAGCGGATTGCGCGCACCATGCGAGACAAAAACGAGCACCATCTGCCAAATCGGCTGCAAAGTTACAAAATGAGTGTCCAATTACTTTGGACTGATTTTGAAAAAATGCAAAAAAAATATCTTTTTTGCCCAAAATAGTCCATTTTGGACCAAATTCCTATCCGAATCCGGAGTAATTGACACTCGAAATGACCTCCTGAGGGAACTTTTCGCACCCAATGTACAGGGTATCAAAGGCATCCGTGCCATCGGTACGGTGTTCGAGGAGGTCTTCCTCGGACTCGGCAAGCTTCTCGCCGGACTTGTTTTTGTGGAAGCCGTTGCGTCCGTTCAGGACTCCGGCAGACTGAATGGCGAGGATTAGATCATCGTTGTTCTGACGGTTGAAGAACGGCATGAGACGTTGCTTGCCTTGGAAGGCTTGGTTGATGAGCAGGTACTTTTCATCGTGGCGCATTGGGTTGCCTAAATAGACATCCTGGACTGTCCAGCCGTGACGCTCAAACTCGTGGATGACTACCCACCTAAAATCCTGTGTATTAACGGCATAGTTGCTTCCAAGCGCAGTTGTATCGTAGTAGAAAACGACTGTTTTATTACGATGTTCTGCATAGTAGTTGCAGAAATCATCCACCAGTGCCGGGAGCTTTCTTTCAAACTTGACGTAGAAGGATTTGAGCACATTTAATCGGTTTCCGGAAGGTTGGCCGGCAACGATCCAGTTGATGTTTGCGTTGTAGTCCATACCGATACAAATGGGTGCGTCGGGGTTCACGTCACGGTCTGCCTGCGAAGTAAAAACGGTAGCAGGAACGTCGCCTGATAGTCCAACTACATTGGACTGCCAAAGGGTGTCCAAGTACTCAAAATTGGAAGCGTCGTACTTATGCGACTCCCTCATCGAGGAATAGAAGCCATCCTTTGCAATGCCGATTTGCTTGCAAAGAATTGAGGTTTGGAAAGTAAGCGGAGTAAGATCACGCTTCATCTGCTTGATGTAGTTTTCGCCAAGGAGTTGCAAGTTCTCGATAGAGGAATACTCCTTGTAGTAAACGGCTACGGAGCGCATCTGATTGAGTTGCCTGTCAAGGTGGCGTATCTTCTTACGGAGATATTCCGGCGGCGTCTTGCCTGCAGCAATAGCCTCCTTGACCTTTTGCTTCAATCGCCAAATCTCATAAACGGTGGCTTCAATCGTCCGGATAAGTTCAACGTCCATCTTCTGCTTATAGTGTAAGAACCATGAGCCTTTCTTGGACTGCGGCATATCCGACAATATCATTATGGAGTGATTGAAGGAGTGCTTGCCAAAGTAGGACTTGATACCGCCATTGGCCGGAAGCGTTTCCTCTTTCAACTTTTCATAGTCAATGAACTTGGCCTCGTCGATCAGAAGCCAAGAGAGCGTAAGCGAGTTGGAAGAGCCAGGGCGGTCCTGCGAAATAATGATAGCACGAGAGCCGTTATAAAATGATATAACGTGCTCGAAATCGGTAGGCTCAATGATAGCCGTGCCGAAGGACTTAGGCGGTTTCTTGCCCACCACATAGTGGATGTTGGGCAGCAAGCCCCATCGACGCCAAGCGGCGAGAAGGCCCGGAATGGTGTTCGTCAGACCATGCTTAAACGTGGGTACGACGATACCGCCCGTGCTTCCCGGCATGCGTTGCATGTTGCGTAGCACGAAGGGAGAGGCGATAGAGTCCGTTTTGCCGGTACGTCGCCCGGCAACAATAACGGTAGTATTGGCACCGATAAGCTGCGTCAGGCGCTGCGGGGTGTTGAAATAGACACGTTTAGTCATGGGGCTGTTCCTCCGTCTTTGGGTTCCACATCTCTTCCTCCAAGTCTGCCTCCTCATATTCGATGTCCTCGATGTCAATAGTCTCAGCGCCATAGTGCTTGATCATCTTGTCTATCTTCTCTTGCAGGTTCGGAATAGGTTTGATACCGAGCACGGTCGGGTCGTCGGTAGCGGTGAAGGGCTGCACGACAATCATCTCATAAGGCACAGCCTGCTCGTCCTCCAAGTCCACACGATTGAACTTGGCATAAGAAGCGGCAGCTTTCTCCATGGTCTTTGTGTCCTTACGAGCCTTAGCCATCTGATAGGTCTCCAATATCATCTCATTGAAGCGATAGCGGTGAAAGTCACGCGAAGCCTGCGAGAGCGTAGGTAGCAGAGCCTTAACAATCGAAAGGTCGGCATATGCTTGCGTTAAGCCAATGCCAAAACGCGAGCGTACCTCCCCGATAAACACCCTATCTTTTGCGTCCGGGTTCGACATGAACCACGTATATTCCTCCCGTAAACGAAGCAGACGCTGCACGGTCTCGGCAGGGTATCGTTCTATCAGTTCCGCTTCAGCGGTAAAGAGGTCACGCTTTGCTATTTCTACTGTTTGTGGTCGTGCCATAGCTATTCATCGTCCTCCATGTCTAAAAGGTTTTCACGAGCCGTCTGCAAGGCAAGCGGCGAGCCTACTTTAGCAAGGGTCATTTCTTGCTGATGTAGTTGTACTTTACTTAATGCTTTCCCATGGCGGTACGCCGTAAATGCCGGATTGGACTCGTCTTGGATGTCCTGCTTAAACTCCTCAATTCGGACACCGAGAATGACGGCTATATCCGTAGGACGGAGGTAAATAGAGGCAAATTGGTCGATTTGCTGGAGTTGTTCTTCGGTGTAGGTCATGCTAAATTTCAGTTTAGGTTTGTGATACGATTAGGGATTTGCCGGTGCTTGCTCCGGCTGTGCTGCTGCCGACAGCCATTCGGCTTCATTGTACCGTAAATCGGTGTAGATATCAACAGCCACTTGGAACGAAGCGCAAGCGCAACCGGAAGCGAAATACTCGGGTATCTCCGAGAAGCGGATGCGCGGATCGAGATACAGGGAGCGTTCCTGAAGCTTGGTAGATTCCAAGATCAGAACCGACATATATTGCCGGAACAGTTCGCGCATAGTATCGAAGCAGGCAAGACGGGCTGCCATGTTTCCCAGTTGGTGACGCATGGCGAAAAAGACCGTCTTGACTCTTCGAGTGCGCGGAGAGTTGTTCAGCTCTGTGTAGCCCTCGGCAGTGTCAGAAACGCAGACGAAGGCGGTGGTGGTCTGGAGGGAAGCGAGTGCATCCTCGAAGCCCTGCAGACCACTCACTTTACAGAAGCGAAACTTCTTGTTCCGGGCAAGGATATTGGTGTCGGTTAAACGCTCAAAGAAGGATGTAGCATCCCAGTTAGAAACGGTTGTCATAGCGAGGTTGTTTTGGTTTCACGTTTCATTTCTTCATACTCGCGCGCTTGAGCGTCCAGCTCGACGAGGGCGCGGTGTACATCCATACGAAGCACTTGTGCTTCCTTTGTGATGTCGCCCTTGGTAAGCGCGCGTATCTGATTGTTCATTTGCTGCTGCAGGCGTTCCTGCATTGCTTCGGAGGAGGCTTCCTCTGCCGTTACGAAGAAATGCTTGTAGCGACGCGCTAACAACTGCTTGGCGGAAGCGTACCAATAGAAGATAGAGACGGCTTCCTCGGGGTCGAGTTTGACCGGCTCTTTGGAGTGGTACAGGTACGCGGCCATCTCGGACAGCAGAGCCATGTCCTTTGTGACGAGATAACCTTGGTAGAGGTTTTCGAGGATGAGGAAGGCTTCGAAGGTAATGCCGGAGAGGTCAGCCTCTACCGGCTGAAGCTTTCCTATCAAAGGCAGGCGCACAGGTACGAGGGGCAAGCGTTCGAGCCAAGACAGTTGGGAAATGGCCTCCGCTATTTGGAGAGACGTAAGGAAATACGGCTTTCCCTCGTAATGGCAGAAAATACCGTCGTCGGTTTTCTGCACATCGGTTAGCGGTGCCCATCGGATGAGCGCGTAGGTTTTGAGTTCTGCAGCAGTGTAGTTCTGTGCAAGCAGATAATACGCGTAGCGGAGTTGCTTGGGCGTTAACTCCTGCCAGCATGTAGGAAGAATGATGTTTAGGTTCATAGTTTACGATTTAGAAGTTAGCGATTACCACCAGTAGCCTCCGGAATCCTTGTGATTCTCGAAGGATGGGCGGCCGAATAACATAGAGGTGTACGAATCCT